GTTGAGCAATAGGAGTTTGTTTTTTGCCAATATTTTTACCTCTTGATGTTCTTTTTCTTTCATTACTTCTTCTTTGAAAAATTCCAATATGCCCATTTTGTAAAATAGTTATAAATGGTTTTCCAATATACTCTGGTTTTCCATTTAATACTTTACTTTTTTCAGTTTTCTTTATCTTTACTTTTGTATTTCTTTTACTACTTGAAGCTAAAAAGCGAATAATAGGTTCTCTTGGATATCTTGCACTTATAGTTCCAGTCAATGTAGCAAAAGTTGCTTTTCTTATTTTCAAATCTTTATCAACATCTTTTTTTATAATGTTATAATCTTTGCTAACTTTCTTCTTTATTTCAGATTTTACTTTTACTAATGTTTTATTAATAGTCCCAGTTATAGCTCTTTCTACACCATTTGGGATATTTCTTAACATTGCTTCAGCTTTTTCTAAATTTTTGACTTCAAGAAATTCATTCATTAATAAGTACCTCTTTCATAAAGTTCAATTACCATAATTCCTTGTTCTACATAGTTTCTATTTACAATAAGTTTTCTTCCATTCAAAGAAAATTCTTTACCAGCACTATATTTTTCTAATTCTTTTTGATGTTTTATATAAATAATAAAATCTAAATCTTTTATAATTCCCTCATACTCTTCCTTTGGTGTTTTATTATTTGGTTGTTCAATAACACCTGAGTATTCAATACCATCAATTTTGAACTTCTCTCCAAATTCTTCTAATTCTAAAAATATTTCTAAATCCTCATTTAATTGTTCTTTAAAGCTCATTATTTCACTTTCTTATTTTTTTTATTTTCTTTTTCTGTTTCTTCCGTTTCTTCTATTTCGGAATTTCCGAAATCGCTACTTTGATTTTCTTTAATAGTTTCTGAATTTGGATTGTCATCTTCAATTATTATTGCTGTTTCTGTATTTAAGATATAATTTAGCTCTTCTCCTTTTTCAAAATCAGCTAAATCACCAATTTTATATTCTCCATAATGTCTTTCAAACTTTACTTTCATATATCCTCCATTTTTATAAATTTGATAAGAGAGTAAAAACTCCCTTATCTTTATTCATCACATACTACATAAGAAAAATATGCATCTACATCGCAAGGTTGTAAAACAGGACGAGATTCTGTTGTTATCTTTGCTGCTTTAGGATTTGTTGTATCTAAGTTAGAATATCTTTCAGTCATGTGTACAAATCCATTTCCCATAAATACAATAGGAGCATAGATTATTTCCCCAGCAGCAGGACCTCCAATTACCATATTTGTTGGCATTAATTGAATTGATTTCCCATCAGTATCAGTTACTTTTCTACTATAAGAGAAAAGTTCAACTCCAAATTTTTTATAAGTTCCTATCCAAATTATTCCTGGGTAAGTTCTAACTGCTTTTTTTACAAATTCACTTTGTAAATCTTGAGAAACAGCTTTTTTAAATGCTTCTGAATTTACTAGTAAATCTGCTGCTTTTAATCCTAAAACAATATTTTCTGTTTTATAGCCATTTTCTTCTGCTTTTTGAATTATGCTATCTAAGCTAGATAACTGATTAACTCCTGTATCAGTCCATTTTTTACCTGAAGCTAATGTAACTTTATTACCTAATTCGTAATTAACTTCATACTCAATTTCTTTATCTCCAGACTTAACGATACCTGTTGTTAAAAATTGAGATACCATTAATTCAATTCTATTTTTTATATAATTTTCTTGATCTCCTAATATTTCTCCTATTCTTTTTCCAGTTTCTATTGCTGGATTAAATTCTTCAATACTTGCTCCTGCTGGTCTTTCAAATAAATCTTTTTCAGTTAATGAATATTCTGGACCAATTGAAGGAGCATTAATTACATTAGATTTTTTAGTTCTTGAATAAACTGGTCTTCCTGCTTCCATTGGTGTTAAAAATGGAGCTACTGCTTCTCCTGCTTTTGTATACTCTAATATAATTGTTGGTGTCAATGATTTAGAAGATTTTTCAAAGAAAAGACCTGTTAAAAAATCTCTTTTCACATCTAAATTTTGTCTAACTTTTTTTATTGTTACTGGTGTATATAATCCTGGCATTTTATTCCTCCCTTATTTTATAAATATTCCTATTTTTCTTAATGCAATAGTTAATTCTTCTTCTTTTCCATTAAACTTAACAAAGTTTTTTACAAGTCCACCTGTTAAGATAACCACTGTTTGTCCAGCATTTTCTGTTGCTTCATAAGCAACTCCATAAACATCAGAATAAGTTGTTCCATCATATTTCCCAAATTTTTTGCCTGTACTTAATGCAACAATATCTCCTGCTTCAACCTTTGTTTGAAGTGTCAGAGCATTTGTTTCAATTGGGAAATCTCCTTGAAATATTCTTTGGTCTGTACTTGTATAAATTTTATTTTTTGACATATTTTATCCTCCTATTTTTTATTGAAAGCTTGTATTGCAGCAGCACATATTTCATTAAAGACATCATCTTGTTCTTCTTCAGTTGAAGGTGTTATATCATTAATTCCATTTACTTTTTGTTCATTTTTAATTTTTTCAATTTCTTCATATGCTTTATTAGCATTTGACATAAAGAAATCTGCCATGATATCTTTTGGGTCTTTAGGTTCTTCATATTTTGCTTTGTTTATAATTTCTTTTTGCTTTTCATTTATAACTGGAATTTTTTCTAATGCTTCTATTCTTTTTCTTTCTTCAAGAACAGCATTTTTAATTATTTCTTTTTTGCTTTCTTCTTGTTCACTAATAATTTGATTTTTAAAATCATTCATTAATTGTGGATACTCATTCAATAATTCTTGTACACTTTTTGACATCTTTATTCCTCCTGTATTTTTCATATTTTCAATTTCTTTTAACTTTTCTTTTAACAAATCTTGATGAATAAAATTTTCAATATGTAGCTCATTTGAAATATTTTTAATATTTTCTAATGAATTATCATTTTCTACTATTTCATCAATAAACCCAGCTTCAAGAGCTTCATTAGCACGAAACCATTTTTCATTGTTCATTTTTTCAGCAATTTCTTCTCTACTTAATTTAGATTTTGTACAGTAAATATCTAAAATAGATTCCTTAACTGTATCTAAAAGTTCAATTTGTTTTTGTAATTCTATTGAATTCCCATAGGCATAGGTTAAAGGATTATGTATCATAAACAATGCTCCTATTCCCATAACTATCTTAGATGCACATAAAATTAAAAAACTTGCAGCACTTGCAGCTAATCCATCTATATAGCCAGTTATTTGTATATTATTTACTTTTGCAAAATCTTTTAAAAGATTGTAAATAGCACTTGCTTCAAACACATCTCCACCAGGAGAATTTACTCTCAGATTTATTTGAGAAACATTTTTATAATTTTGTAATTCCTTTGCAAAATTAGCTGAACTAACTTCTCCATAATCTTCCCAAGCCCATTTTGTTATAGTTCCATATATTCTAATTTCAGCAGTATTTTCTGTTAGGTTCTTTATTTCAAAAAACTTATTTTTTTGTATTTTAGGCATTATTTTTCACCCCCTTTACGAATAGCTTTTAGGTCTTTTTCAAGAAGAGCAATTTCCTTTTCTTCTTCTGCCCTTTCTCTAAAGATTTCTTCATAATCATAACCTGATGTAGCAGCTATGATACTTCTACTTGTAGTAAAGTTTTCTAGTTCTTTACCATTTGCATTAGCATCTTTTAATGGATCAAGAGATGATTTCCCAGCACCTACCCATATACAACGAGTAAAAGCATAACGAACTGACTCATCTTCAAAAAATCTTGGACAATCTATATCCCCATTTTTTATAAGTTCAAGTATAAATTCTTCATAAATTGGTTGACAAAATGTCCTTTCCAGAATTTTTCTTGAAACTTGAAATCTTTGATGTGCTTCTTCAAGTGAAGCTTTTGCAGCACTATATGAATTTTTAAAGCTAGACATCAAAACTTCTTTACTAATCTCTAAGTTTGCTCCTATTTCTTCATATATTGCTTCAACAAATTCTTTAAAATTTTTGTTGGGTCTACTTGTAGAAAATTCTTTTATTTTTTCTCCTGGTTTACCTACTACCAAAGTTCCATGATCTAAGGTTATTTGTTGTTCTTTTTGTTTTGGATTTTCTGTTGTATTTTCTTCATCAGTTGTTCCAAAACCTCCTGCAAATCCCTCTTCATCAGCACTTTCACTTTCAATAATAAGTCCTATCATTGCATTGATAACTGCTGCTGTTAATTCAGAGCTTTTATATTTTCCTAGCTGTTTAAGTGAAAAAATAATTGGACCTAAAATTGGAACTCCTCTTCTTTGTCCTATTCGTTCAGGTTCAAAAATATGTAAGATATTTTTTCTACCTAAACTGTTAAAAGCTGGATACCCTTTTACTTTGTAATTAAAGTTATCTCCTGGATGTGACGAAGCTACATAGTATTTTTTAAGCTCTCCTTGTTCATCATATTCAACTCCTGATTTTATATATTTATTAATAGTTCCTATCGGATTCACAATTCTATCTGCTTCAAGAAGTTGAATACAAAGCTCTATACTAACTCCTTTTCTGTGTTTTCTCATTGGAATTGCGAAAGCATCTCCATTCATTATCCAACTAAGTTGTAACAGTGATTGTAAATCATAAAAACTAAACATTCTACTTGCATCAGAATTAGGAGATAAAGCCCAAGCATTAAACTTATTTTTTATAATTCTTTCTAACTCTTTTGCTTTTTCTCTTTCTATTCCTAAATAGACATAATTAATTGTTGGTTTTGGCAATAAGCCACTTCCAACAGTTTTAGTTCTCATTTTTTTTAGTGCAGCTCCAGCAAGATCATTATTCATATATAAGTTTCTTGACTTTGCTCTTAAATCTTCAAGACTTAATAACAAATCTTCATCAGGACTATTAGCTCCAACATTCCAATTTTTAAGAACAGGATCATCTTTATTTGAATAACCTTTCTCAATTTTTATAAGGTTATCATATTTTCGCCTCTCTCTAATTCTTTCAGCACCAGCTTTAGGATTAAAGTACCCTATCGCCTTGTCAATTAAATTCATAAAAACCTCCTATCTAGGAATAATTTGAAAAGTTCTAGGACCACTATATCCTCTTTGTACTTTTGCTAATCTTTCAGACCATATTTTTATATTTCTAGCTATCTCTTGTGAATTTGCTCTTGTTAAAACTCTATTTCCAATTGTATAGCTCTGACTTTTTGACACAGCCAAATCAGCTGCTAACCAAGCTTGTAAATGTTCTTTACATTGTTCTTCTGTAAATACCATTATTTAATCTCCTTTTTCATATATTTTTTATCATTTAAATCAATTGGGATGAGTTCTACTGCACCTGTTGCATAATTTCTCAAATCCAAAGGTTCATTTCTTCTTCCTTGAAGAATTTCCCAAGCTATTTTCATACCTCTTGGGGTTGATTTTTTTACTTTTACCTCAGCTGTTAGTCCTTTAAAATAATCTATTCCATATCCTTGTGTACTAGATTTTGGGAAATGGCATTTACCTGGACCATTTAAAATTGAAAGTCTTGAATATGTTAAATCTTTTAAAGCGTTTACTCCTAAACTAAGTAAATTTATTGAAGGAGTACCTTTTTTAGTCGTTTTTCTAAAACCATTTAGAATATTAACTCCCCAACTTCCTTGTCCTTTAATTGCATAAATTCCTCTTT